TGAATGGGTGTCGATGTACTCGATGACCCTGCTTATTTCAGACAACTAGAGGAGTGGGCTAGAGGTAGCAAGATTGCTATCCTTAGCACTGCACCTGACCTCAAGCAAGAGGTATACATTCTCAATGAGAAGGACGGTCATTGGGTTGACGGTGTGTGGTGGTCTAACACTTCATACAAGTCACGCAGTTACTGGGCTACCAGTTACACTGGTGGGTACTACAATGGCTATGCATCTAAAGAAGACTATGACTTCTACGAGAATGACAAGCACCTATTGCTAGCATCAGATGAATTACTAGATGCTAACGGTACCGTTAGAACTATCTATGATGTGTGCTACCATTGCTACTCACAACTACGAGAGGACGACTATGACGAGGGTGCTTGCTTATCATGCAATACATGTATAGACTGCAACGAACACATGGCACACTGCATGTGCTACACGCCCAACAGGGCATCTGGTAAGAATGAATACTGGTGGAAGCAAGAACAACTAGAGAAATTAGATTGGTAAACACAATGGAAACTATTAAGATTACGTATCAAGTAGAGTACTTCTATGATGAGATACTCAAGGACATGCTAGACAGTGGTGAGTACGGGTTGGGACAGCACCCCATAAATGATGAGGCTATTGTATACAATGCACTAGACAGGTTCGTTACCATGGATGCTGGCATTCCTTTAATCCCATCAGCCCTTGACCAGGCTGGTGTACTAACCGTTGAGTATCAGGGTCTTGATGATGAGCCAGTTATCATCTATCAGTTCCCTGGTTACAACACACTAGCGCAAAGAGAGGACGACCATGACACGCGAACTTATGAGTGAACTAGAACTAATAGTTCCGGACCTAACTGATGCTGCATGTTCAGGTATGGACGGTGACATGTTCTATGACGACATGATTGCTAGTGAATCAGCCAAAGAGTATGGCAGGTACACATCAACAGCACCTAAGCAACATGCTATGCTACGCAGGGTATGTGCTAACTGTCCCGTTAAGGTTGAGTGTGCTGACTTTGCTATCAAGCATGAACGGTTCGGCTTCTGGGGTGGGCTTACTGCCATGGAAAGGCACACCATACGCTCTATGAATAACATATTGTTGGAGGAAATAACCTACAACATACCATTTACACCAATCATTAACATGAACAGAGAGGATGATAGTGATGAGTTCTAGTTTGCATGGGTCAGGCTGGCTAACCAGTGATAGGAGTGACGACTGGGATTGCCCTGAGTGTGGCGTTGAGGTCATTGACATAGATGTACCAGCAGATGATGACGGTACTACTGTTAGTTATTGTCCCGACTGTAACTATGAGAAGATAATTACAGATGAGCAACGACTTGAGTGGACCACTGACTATGATAGTGAGCAAGACTATGGAAGATAACAGCCCATTATTCTTGCTCGACATGACAGATGAGTTCAGAGAAGAGGCAGGTGTGTGGTGGAATACACGTGCTCACCCTGCGCTTAAGATGTTAGTTGTATCTGCTGCATACTATGAACACCTAGCGCATGACGTAGTTCATGCAGATGATTACCTTAAGGAGGTAACAGATGAGATGGATTAACGCACTGTCATACGTACTTAACTTTGTACTGTTGATTGCTATCTCAAATGCTAAGACAACTATAAATCGTTACGAAAAAGTTATGAGAATGTTAGGTGTTAGATGAGAACAAGGAAGAAGGAACTCGATGCAATCTCCGATGCGCTGTCACGACCCGCCGAATCCGTAGATGATTTAGCCAAGGATGTATGGGATTTAATAGACTCATACCGTAGAGAGAGGGATGTGTACGTGGTTGGTGTTAACTACCAAGGCGTAGGACAATTCCTGTTTGGACCCTACGAGTCCGAGGCTATGGCAACTAAGGACTTCGAGGGACGTGGTAACATACAAGCACTCAAGTCCGGTGATGTAGCAAGGGTATTCAAGGTGCTTGCACCTAGTAAAATCTTTGACGACACGCCGATACAAGGTGATTTATTTGACACAAGGTAGGTAAATCATTATACTTAGTTATATACTATATAAGAAACCCCTTAAGGGTTTCAGTTATAGTTGTTCATTACTCTCCTAGTGATGGGTGGTGGGTATGTGTCAGTTCATGCTCACCACCACAAGGCAGCACCAAGTGGTCAACGGATGATGAGGGGAAGCATCATCTATTGTTCGGGTGCAATCCCTGTTGCTGCCACGCAAGTACAACAGAAAGGACACAAGATGTCTGTGAAAATAAATGGGTATGACTTACCAAGTCACATCTCATACTCACAACTAACCACCTGGTTAGATTGTGGTTGGAAGTATTACCTATCACGTATCGTTCAGTTGAAAGAGGACGGTTCTTGGTGGTTAGTAGGTGGCTCATCAGTTCATGAGGCTACCGAAGCCTTTGACAAGGCTATGTACGAGATTGAGGGCAAATGAGTAGCCCAACATCACCAGAAGTATTAGACGTACTGTGGAAAGATACGTGGGATAGGGTTAAAACCGCTCACGTTGCCTCTACGGGGCAGGAATCGGCACTGTGGCGCAAGGCTGGACGTACCACCAAGGCTAACCCTGACGGGGAAGATGAGACATGGTGGTTAGAAGAAGGTCGCAGGATGCTGGACTCATGGGTTCAGTTCCGGACTGGTCAACTAGGCTGGAGTGTATGGACTACACCTGACGGTAAGCCTGCCATTGAAATCTCAATGACCCCACACATGGGGGATGTCCCAGTCCAAATGGGTATCGACCGTGTGATGGTGACACCAGATGGTGAGTTAGTTATTGTAGACTTAAAGACTGGCAAGTACACACCATCATCAGACCTACAGTTAGCACTGTATGCTGTGGGTATGGAGAAAACATTCGGTATCCGACCGAAGTATGGTACTTACTGGATGGCACGCAGTGGCACAACATCACCACTGATTGACCTAGATTTCTACACTAAGAACATGATAGAGAAAATAGTTGGTGACTTCGACAGAGCACGTAAGGCTGCACTGTTCATGCCTAACTACAATCACTGCAAGATGTGTGGATTTAAGACAGAATGCGAATGGAACAAGGAAGGAAAGTAATGACAGAGAAAAACTATGTGGTCAATGTTAAGACTGCTAAGGGTACAATCGTCACAGCACGTGGAGATAGTGCCGAGGAACTAATCAGTAACATCAACGCACTCGTAGCAGAGGGTGCAGCAGATGCTATCGCAACACTAGAGCAAGTACTGACGGGTATGCCATCGGTATCTCCCAGCAACAGCGCAGTCGATACAGTGGTTAATGCGCTAGGTGGCACAGTAGTAAGTGAAGCACCAACCACTGGCTTTGCACCAGTACCACCACCGGTCAGTGCTGCACCATCCACATCGGCAGGTCAGGTATCATGCTCGCATGGTTCAATGATTGGTCGTAAGGGTAACGGTGCTAAGGGTGAATGGAAGGGTTACTTCTGTCCAACACCTAAGGGTACGCCAGACCAGTGCCAGCCACAGTGGCTCACTAAGAAAGACGCTGCTTGGAATAGCATCTAATCTAATCACTACCTAGGAGATAACATGAAGACACTAATGAGAGCAGTAGGTCGCCCCGATATAGGGGGCGAGCCTATGCCACCAGTGTTTCGTGCATTTGATGAGAACCAAATCATCTTCCGTAGGGCAGAGGTCAGCATGATTGCAGGTCAGCCAGGGGCAGGTAAATCCACACTTGCCCTTGCGCTGGCCCTGCGTATGCAGGCACCAACTCTGTACCTATCAGCGGATACCAATGCACACACTATGGCAATGAGATTGTACTCAATGATTACTGGTAATTCACAATCAGAATCAGAGAAGATAATCTCAGACAATCCAGAGCAAGCCAAGCAAGCACTAGCCCAAGCATCACACATCTACTGGTCATTCGATTCCAACCCTGGACTCGGTGACATTGACGATGAGGTAACAGCAATAGAAGAACTGTTAGGTGAATCACCTGCACTAATCATTGTAGATAACCTCATGGATGTGGCGATGGATGGTGGCGAGGAGTTTGGTGGTATGCGCTCTGCTATGAAGGAGTTGAAGTACCTTGCAAGAGATACCAATGCGGCTGTGCTTGTACTGCATCACACTAAAGAATCCTACAGCGCAGACCCATGCCCACCACGAAGCGCAGTACAGGGAATGGTTAATCAACTACCAGCACTCATCCTTACAGTCGGACAACACCAAGAAATGATGGCTGTTGCCCCTGTAAAGAATCGTTATGGTAAGGCTGACCCTTCCGGTAACACACCAGTGTGGCTGCGATTCAATCCTGAGTACATGTACTTGGCTGACCTAGAGGAAGCACGATGACACACTTCATCCGTGACATGGACACTCACCTAAAGAATACATGGGAGTGGGATGCATGGGGATTCACTGAGTCATGGGGCAACTGCACTATGTCAGACATGGATGGGTTCGTACCATTCTTTGCTGAGCGTAGAGGTAAGTTCCTTGTGGTTGAGATGAAGCATTGGGATGGCAAGGGTGAGCGACCTGAAGTAAACATAAAGACAGGACAGGCTATTGCCTTATGGGAATTGTCTAAGCAGTATGGTTTCCACGTTGTCTTTGGTATGGGTGACACCAGCACACAGACAGTGCACTACTATGAGGTGTGGAAAGACAGTAAGAGACTAACCTATCCAATTAGTTTCAAAGAATACTTAACCGAATGGTTTGAGTATGCATCAGGGAGAGGATGAAGTATGAGAAAGAAAAAGATTAAGTGTAACCAATGTCATCAAGAACAAGAGACAACCACAATCTTTATTCACATTGTTGAGTGCGATAGAAATGTAAGGCACTATGCAAGGCAACTCATTGCCGAACTGGAACGAGAACTACGTGAGTAAGAGTAAACAAAAGGGTACGTCAGCAGAAACCGCCGTAGTTAATTGGCTAATAAGTAAGGGACGTAAACATGTGGAAAGACGAGCACTCTCCGGTCTTCTTGACAGGGGCGACATTGCTGGTATCCCTGCTGTTGTTATTGAGGTAAAGAACCATCAGCGTATGGAACTCTCAGCATGGCTGAAAGAGTTAGACGTTGAGATGCACAATGACAAGGCAGATACTGGTGTGGTTATACACAAGAAGAAGGGTACTACCGATGTTGGCATGTGGTATGCCACAATGCCAGTAAGTGTATGGTATAAACTAATAGGGGAAGCAGGGTACTAGTGGATAAGCATAGCATCTTGGCTGTGCTTGAGCATTATGGTGGGTCAATATATCGTGAGCGTAATGGGTGGCAGAAACTTAAGTGTCCATTCCACGATGACTCACATGCATCAGCCACAGTTAACATAGAAGAGAACGCATTCAATTGCTTTGGGTGTGGCATTAAAGGTGACACCTACAAAATCATTATGGAGAAGGAAGGAATAGAGTTTCGTGAAGCAGTCAAGGTCGCAGAAGGAATCACTGGGCAGAGCAGTAGTGCACTACGCAAAGTACATAGCGGAGGCAGAGGGGTATCTAGCAAGTCGGGGAATCACCTTAGCAGACGCGCATACAGCCCACCTGGGCTTGGTCGTAGAGCCTCTACCAGGCCATGAACAGTTCGTTGGTAGGCTAGCCATACCTTACCTCACACCTACTGGTGTGGTGGACATTAGGTTCCGTTCTATTAACGGAGAAGAACCTAAGTACATGGGCATGTCTGGTAGTGAGACAAGGTTATACAATGTAGCAGCAATCGGTCAGGCAACTGACTTCATAGCAGTATGTGAAGGAGAGATAGATGCAATCACGCTCACGCAAAAGTGTGGTATCCCGGCAATTGGGGTTCCTGGTGCTAACTCGTGGAAAAGACATTACTCGAAACTCTTACAAGACTTCGAGCGTATCTATGTCTTTGCGGATGGTGACCAGCCAGGCTCGGACTTTGGTAAGAAACTGGCGAGAGAAGTTCAGGGAGTTATTGTAATCAATATGCCAGACGGTGAAGATGTTAATAGTATATTCAACAAACAAGGAACAGAGTTCTTTAGGGAGAAGGTAGCGGCATGAGTAAGATGAAGAGTGAGTGGGAAGATGAATACTTCGGCGAGGGACACATTTACATCGCAGGAGATTGGGGTTATACTGAACCTACTAAGGGACTTCGGGATAAAGATAGAGAACGTGAAGAGGCTAAGCAGCGACACCCTTCTTCAGGTGACAGTAAGTTTGCCAAAGAAGAGGTAGAGGATTTCTGTTTACGCTTTGCTCTGTATGATATCCAAGATGAGTTAGCAGATACATTGTTAAGTAAGCATGAAGACTATGGCCCAAAGAATATTACTGATGCACCTGGCGGTGCACTCAATGGTATCCGTGTTCGTATGCATGACAAGACAGCAAGGCTTAACAACCTTATAGATAACAACAAAGAACCAAAGCATGAATCAATCCGAGACACACTCGTGGACATCGCCAACTATGCAACCATTGCACTAATGGTCATAGATGGTGTATGGGACACTGAGTAAACAGATAAGGAAACAACATGAAGCGTATCGTAGTACTATCAGACATGCAAATACCGTATCAAGATAAGCGTGCAACTCGTGCAGTTATGAACTTTGTTGCAGACTACGAACCAGATGAGTTGTTCTGTGTAGGTGATGAGGCTGATAGCCCAGAACCATCACGTTGGAACAAGGGTTTGGCTGGAGAGTTTGAAGGAACTCTACAGAAAGGTCTAGACGAAACAACAAGAATCATGACAGGGTTCAAGGAAGCGTTAGGCGACAAGCCTTTCCATACAATGAGGAGTAACCATGGTGACAGAATTCAAAATTATGTATCCAGATATGCCCCTGCCCTTTCGTCACTCCGTGACTTGGAATACAGCAAGTTGCTTCGGTATGCTGAGAATGAAATTACTTATCACAATAAGTTTTATTCATTTGCTCCAGGTTGGGTACTGGCACACGGGGACGAAGGTCGTGCCAACAAACAACCTGGCGGTACTGCTCTTACGCTTGCTAAACAAATTGGGGCTTCAGTTATATGTGGACACACACATAAGCAAGGGATTCAACACGAACACACAGGATTTGGTGGCAACATCAAGAACAGATTGTATGGTGTTGAAGTTGGACACCTCATGGATTTGGCGCAAGCCCACTACCTTGGGCAAACTGGTGCTAACTGGCAGCAAGGGTTCACTATCCTCTACCAACGTAGAGGCAATGTAACCCCCGTGAACGTGCCAATCAATGGTCGTTCATTCGTAGTTGAGGGTAAGGTTTATGAGTTCTAATGATAATTTTGTCCAAGAGTATGAAGGTATGGTTCGACAGATTGCATCCGAATATCATCGCAAGTATCCAATGGTGGAGAAAGCAGATTT